CCTCCGAAAGTAAAGTTCGATAGAGGCAAAGGGTTCGAAGCTATTGCCGCCTATCTTCCTATCAACGCTACTCAGGGACTCTAATTACCATGGCTAAGTTCGATACCGTTTTCGATCCTACTACTGTTGAACCGAGCGATACCTTCGAGCCGCTTCCTGCCGGGAATTACTCGGTGGAAGTCATCGAGTCAAGTTTGGCTCCGACCAAGAACGGCTTGGGCGAACTGCTCAAGCTGACCCTCCTTGTCACCGAAGGTGACTACGAGAACCGCCGTGTCTGGGGGCATATTACGATCCGCCACCAGAACGAAGTCGCTCAGCGCATCGGGCAACAGCTTCTTGGCGCCCTCTGTAACGCCGCCGGTGTCGGCCCGATCGAGGATACTGATGATCTTCACCGGATTCCGATCCAGGCTAAGATCGCTATCGAAGCTGACAAGACCGGTCAGTATGGCCCGCGCAACGTCATTCGTGGCTTCTCTCCGATGCAGCATCGTGTGCCTGCGGCGGCGGTCGCGGCCGTGAAGGCTGGTCCGACCGGCAATACTGCGCCCTGGAAACGCTAAGGCATAATTGAGCGGCCTACGGGCCGCTCATCTCCTCCCCACACTGGTATTGGCGTCGGAATCCGTGGATTCCGCGAACGGGATCTCTTTGTCATGACGAAGATTGATGAATTGCAGTCGCCGACCGCTCAGGCGATCCAGCGACATTACTACGATAAGCAAAATCCGCAGGATGACGAGAATTTGCGGTGCTCGTCGATTGGCACCGAATGCGAGCGTGATCTCTGGTTCCGCTTTCGCTGGTGCACGCCTCTCGTCCGCAATGACGGGCGACTCCAACGGCTTTTTGAAACTGGCCACCGTGAGGAAGATCGTATGCTTGCGGATCTTCGTGCGATTGGCTGTGATGTTAAGGCGCGCGATCCTCAGACGGGAAAGCAGTGGTCAGTTTCGTTTTTGGGCGGATTGCTCCAGGGCTCAGCCGACGCGGCGCTCCTTGGCGTGCCTGGCGCCGAGAAAACGTGGCACCTGGCCGAGTGCAAGACGCATAACGACAAGTCATTTGTGGATTGGCGGGCTAAGGGTGTCGAGCACGCCAAACCTGTGCACTACGCACAAATGCAAATCTATATGCACGGCCTCGAGCTCGACCGTGCTCTTTACGTCGCGCACAACAAAAACAACGATTTGGTTGAGGTCGAGCGCGTTAAATACTCTCGGGCGGCGGCAGAAGCGATTATCGCTAAAGCCGATCGCATCGCCCACACTGATGCTCCACCTCCCAAGATGGAGTCATACGCCTGCCGCTGGTGCCGCAATGAGAAGATTTGCCGTTATGACGACTGGGCGCGCGTAAATTGCCGCACATGCGCTTATGCCTCGCCGATCGACGGAAAGGCATGGAAATGTAATCGCGACGATCACTCGCTCGATTATTCAGCTCAGCGCAAGGGCTGCGCCCATCATATCTTCATCCCCGATTTGGTGCCGGGTGAAATCATCGAGACAACGGATACAACCGTGACTTACCGCCTGCGCGTCGCGAATGATGCCGTTGATATTTATATCGACGGCAAAGATCCGAAGCCGGAAGTCCTGGAAGTGGTGCAATGAACGCCGTTTTTGCGACCCGGCCTATCGGGCATCAAATGGCGGACCTTGCCGCCGAAAAACAGGGCTTGGATTGGCGTATCCAGGCTATGCAGGCGTTCTTTGATTATGCCTGCACACATGAGTTCTTTACCACCGAAGATGTGCGCAGCACTCATACGGAAATCGAGAACAACGGTGATCTCCGCGCCTGGGGTGCTATCGCACAGTGGGCGAAAAAGAGCGGACTGGTGGAGTTCGCTGGATATGTTCCTGTTGCGAGCTCTCGCGGCGGCGCCAAAGCGTTGTGGCGCTCTCTTATTTTTAAGGGGGCGCAATGAGCAGGCAGTCAACTCCTTACACCTCCATGGACGTGCGCGGCTTGATTGGATCTCGCCGTGTCGCAAACGCCTCGAACCCGAGGAGGATTATCAATGATTAACCTTCGTCCTTATCAGCAAGAAACGGTCGCTGAGATTTTCGGCTATTGGGGCTCCGGCGGCGGTAATCCGCTTGTTGAGCTCGCGACTGGCACAGGTAAATCCCTGGTTATCGCCGAGACGCTTCGCCGGATTCTGACTAATTATCCGAATATGCGTGTTCTCATGCTGGTTCATGTTCGCGAGCTCGTGCGCCAGAATTATGAGGAGCTTTTGGCTCTCTGGCCTCAGGCTCCGGTCGGCATAAACTCCGCTGGCCTTGGGCGCCGCGATCGTCATTCTCAGATCTTGTTCGCCTCAGTCCAGTCGGTCGCCAATTACCAGGTCGGCGCCCTGGGCGATCGTGATCTTGTGATTATCGACGAAGCTCACCTGGTCCCGATGAAGCAGGCCGGTCAGTATCGCACTCTTTTGGATAAGCTGCGTGACCGCGTGCCGGACCTCCGTGTTCTTGGTCTTACGGCAACGCCGTATCGCCTTGACTCCGGTCGCCTCGATGAGGGCCCCGACAAGCTCTTTGACAAAATCGTCTACAGCTATGACATCGCCAAGGGTATCGACGACGGCTACCTCGCACCGTTGGTTGCGCGCGGCTCAGCAAACTCTATCGACGTTTCTGGCGTGGGTCGCCGGGGTGGTGAGTTTATCGCCGGTGAGCTCGAGGATGCGGCGTCGGCCGTGACGCAAGCCGCCTGCGACGAGATCGTGTCGAAAGCCGTCTCTCGCAATTCCTGGCTCGCCTTCTGCGCCGGCGTTGATCATGCTTATGAGGTGCGGGACGCCCTGCGGGAGCGGGGTGTTTCTTGCGAGACGATTACCGGTAAGACCCCGAAGGGTGAGCGCGATCGGATCATTCGCGATTTCAAGGATGGGCGGATCCGCTGCCTGACTAACGCGAATGTGTTGACAACCGGCTTCAATGTGCCGGGTGTCGATATGATCGCCATGCTTCGTCCGACGCTTTCGACCTCACTCTACGTTCAAATGTTGGGTCGCGGCACGCGCACGGCCACTGGCAAAGAGAATTGTCTGGTGATGGATTTCTCCGGGAATGTCATGCGGCATGGCCCGGTGGATGATCTCAATGTCCGCGCTCGCCGCAAGAAGGGAGGCGAAGGTCGTGCGGAGGTCGGCGCCATCGCCGCTAAGGAATGCCCTGAGTGTGGCGTCCTCAACGGCATTCGCGCATTGTCGTGTTGTTCGTGCGGCCACGAATGGCCTGAACCGCCGAAGCATGAGGCGATGGCCAACGAGAATGTTGTGCTTCTGCGCGGCAATCTCGACGACAAGTGGATTAAGGTCGATCGCGTGCTCGCTTTTAAGCATACGTCCCTGGCCGGGAACTTGTCTATGCGCATCGAGTATGAGTGTGGACTTCAAATCTTCAAAGAATATGTCCCGATAGCTCAGCCGGGGTATCCCGGTGCTCGCGCCGTTAAGTGGTGGCGTGCCATGACCGGACGGATCCAGGAGTCGCCGTCGCTCGATGAGGCGCTCGCCTATACTCAAATGTTCGACAAGTGGGCGCATGTCGAGAAAATCAAAGTCAAGAAGGACGGCGCGTATTGGCGGGTGTGTGGGTGGCGGTGTTCTGATGGAGCCGTCAACTATGAGATCAATGAAAACTTTCACGTGAAGGAACTTCAGGATGCAGAATAAGGAAGTCTCGCGGCGTCGCGGGAAGTCCTTTCCGCCTCCCGTGAATAGCCATGTCATCGAAACTGTCCAAGTTTACGTTCCTGACGTGCAAATCATCCGCAATAATATCGTTCGTGGACCTAGAAAGGTTCCGGTAACGCTTGCTCGTGTCAAATTCCTGGAGAAGTCTGAATGAGGCTTGTCCTTGGGAAGAAGGGAGACAAAGAACCGTTTCAATGTGGGGTATGCGGGCGCGCTGCAACGGCTATCGGCTACATGCCGAATGATCGCTATCCGATCATGTGGTTGTGTGACGAAGGAGCGTGCGTATCCCAAGCCAAGTGGATTTATGGGATGAAAGAAAAGGATTTGAATTTTTGGGAAGGGCGCGCATTGGAGCGCGCCGCCCAATCCATCACGGATCCGCTTATTGAAGCCGTGATGACGATGCTATGGGAACGCAAAATCGAAAACCTTAATCAAATCGACAGCGACAAATTCAACGAGATCACCAAAAGCGCAACCGATACCAACCAACTGACCGGCGTCCTGCGCAACTTTCTCCTCGAATTTTCTTACTCGCTGCGGTCCGAGCTCGAGTCTCGCGACCCTCCGTTTTGATTGAGGTCACAAATGTCACTCTCCGCATATGCACAGGTGGGCTCCAAGCTCATCGATCAAGGATATTGTGCGCTTCCTGTTAAGCCGGGGACCAAGGCCCCTGGTGAATACATTGCCGGACATTGGCACGGCATGTTCAAGTGGACCGAGAAATATGCCAATCGCAAACCCTCCGCATTCGAGATTTCCAACTGGGAGAAGGCGCCTGCGGCCGGCGTATGCGTGGTCCTCGGATCGCAGTCCAGAGATCTCGTGGCAATCGACATTGATCTCGAAGAGGTCGTTGAGCCGGTAATGGCGGCGCTGCCGTATACGCCAGTTCGCAAGCGTGGAAAGAAGGGCATTACGCTCTTCTATTGGGGCAAAGGCGTTAAGTCTGCCAAGATGAAACGCGCCGTCGATAACGGCCCGATGCAAGGCATGATCGACATTCTCTCGAATGGCAATCAAACAGTTCTCCCGCCGACAATCCATCCGGATACGCGCCAGCCATATCAATGGATAGGTGAGATCTCTCTGGTTGAGGCCCAGGACTCCGACATCCCCGAGCTGCCTGAAAATTACTTCGAGATACTCGAAAATGTTCTTCGCCCGTTTGGATACAAGGATGAGCCTGAGATCCGGCGTCGCCAGGAAATTGAAGCAGCCGGGGAGGGCTCGGATCCGTTCGACGATCTGAACAAGCTGGCTATGGCCAATCTCGACTCTTGGGTGCCGGATCTCGGCCTTTATAAGTTGAGCAAAAGCGGTCAGGGGTATCGGGCTGTCCCGACATGGCGCCCGTCCCAGACTGGTAAGATCCATTCCCAGCGCGAGCTCAACCTTTCCATCCACCCAACCGGGATCATGGATTTCGGCATCGATCAGGGATTCAACGCCTTTCAGCTCGTGGTTTCATCCGATAACGCGGTGGACAATCAGGCCGCGTTCATCTGGTTGTCTGATCGCTTGGCGCCTGTTGGCCAAGTGATTACCTTCAAGCCGAAGGAGATCAGCCAGGACGATCGTTTGCTTGAAGATCCGCCGGCAGTGGTGGCGGCCGATGATAATGTCGTCGCATTCAAGCGCCCTGAGAGCGACGCGTTGCCGCCGTGGCGTGGCGAGATCGACACGAACAACTGCCCTGGACTCGTTGGCAAGATCGCCAAGTGGCTCACGTCTCGCGCTCTCTACCCTCAGCCTGTGCTTTCTATGGGCGTGGCGCTCGCCACTGTCGGCACGGTTGCCGGACGTCAGCTCTGCGGTCCGACACGAAGCGGCACTCACCTGTTTATCTTGGGTATGGCGCCGACGGGCGCCGGCAAGGATGCGCCGATCAAAGGCATGTTCAAGA